GCGGGGCCGCGGGTACGCCTCTGATCCCAGGGTTGCGAGCGTTCTGGGCGAAGGGCGTGGCCGCCGCGGCTACACCAGGGCTTTCCCTGCAAGGGTCATCGACGCCATGGCCAAGGACGGTGCGCTGCAAGAGGCGCTCCGAAACGCGCCTGATATTGCCGAAACCGGCGCAACTGGCTCATCCATACTGAAGAAGTGGCTGGCCGACAATGCCAATGAGTTCGCAGACCCGTTCGCTTATCTGCGAACAGGGAAAGGCTTTGCTGCCGAGGCCGCTGCCGCTGAGGCTGAGCAAAAACTGTTTACCGACCTGGCGGACACGCTCCGCAACCTGCCAGAAAACTTTGCCCGAGATCAACTGCCATTCTACGGAGACGCGGTCAACGACATCCAACGGTATGTCCGGTCCAGGAGGCGATCCGAAGCCACCGCCGATGTGCTGCTGGATCGCATCCTTGGCGATGACATGCTCATCCGACGCGCCGCTGACGAGGTGGCCGGCGATGAGGTGTATGGCCTGGAAGAAGCCCTGAAGCTACTGGGATTCGACACTAAGCGGCCAAAGCTAAAGGGAGGTCGGGAGGGCGTGTCGAACGCCACCAATGCCGTCGCCGGCCGGCTCGGCATTTTGCCCGAAGACCTTGCCAATCTGTCTGTCCGTAAGGCCGACATCGACCGTCTGAACCAGCGCATCCTGGGGGCACGCAACCCCCGTGAACTCGGCCCGCTGATGAAGGCCGTGGACGACTACACCAATGTGTTTAAGTCGCTGGCCTTGCTTTACCCAAGCCGCTATTCCCGGGACAAGTACAGCGGCTCCTTCGCCTCTGCGATGAAGAGCGCCTTCAGCCCTGCGGATGAGGTCGCCGCCTACAAGATCGGAAGGGGCGACTACTCTTGGATTCCAGGCCGCGTCAGGGACCTGCCGGAATACCAGGCCCTGAACACGCCCCAGAACCTAAACGCCCTTCGCTCGCTTCCAAAGTACGCCGACGCGACGGACCAGGAACTCCTTGACGAACTGATCATCCGCAAGTTCCTCACTGACGCTGGGGCCGAGGGGGTCCTGGGGACCAGTGTCGTTGACGACCTGGGTCGGCAGGCCGGCAACCTGAACATGCAGACCAACATCCCGGGCCTGGGAGGCAACTACACAGCCGGCCTGGGAGCGAAGTTCCGGCCCGGCAGTTGGGCGTTCTGGAATCCCTTCCGGGTCCGCGGCAAGAGCGGTTCGGACAACTTCCTGGTGGCCGCTGGTGACGCCGCCGCTCAGACCACTGACACCATGAATCGTCTGGGTGCGTACCTGAATCGCATCCGCAAGGGCGACGATCCCCGCCAGGCCAAGGCGATTGCTGACCTCACCCAGGTGGACTACCGCCCTCAGGCATTCACGGAGTTTGAACGTGAGTACCTGAAGAGGCTCATTCCGTTCTACTCCTACACCAAGGGCATCACGCCGCTGGTGGCTGACCAGCTTGTCAACAAGCCGGCCGGGCTGATGGGGCAGTCGATCCGGGCTATCAACCGGGCCGGCGAGCCAAGCGAGGATCGCTTCACCCCTGAGTATCTGCGCCAGTCTGCTTCTGTGCCGCTGCCGTTCTTTCAGCCCGACAATCCGGAGCTGACGCGGTTTTTGACAAACATCGACCTGCCGCATGAGGGGCTGCTAAACCTGTTCACGCCAGGGGTTAGCAACAGTGCGGTTGGTTCTGTGGTTGACTCCGTGATGAAGAGCGGACAGAACATTCTTGGCCAGAGCAACCCGATCCTTAAGGGTCCGCTGGAACTAATCCTTAACCGCCAGTTCTACTCAGGGCGTCAACTGAGCGACCTCTACTCCATGCTGGAGCAGGACATCGGGCCGATTGGCCGGGTGATTGACCAGATCGGCGTCAACCTGCCAGGTGGGTCGCGGGCGCTTGGGCTCCTCCGCCAAGCCCGAGACAACCGGCTGAATCCCGGCGAGCGGGCCGCAAAGATTGCCTTCAACACCCTCACTGGCATGAAGTTCCAGGACGTTGACCAGGACCGCGTCCGGCGGCTGGCAGCCCGGACGACGCTGAACGAACTCCTGGACCAGGCCACTGGCATGTCCTCCTATGAGAACTTGTACATCAAGCCAGAGGACCTGGTGAAGCTGCCGCAGGAAGAGCAGCGGCAGTACTTGTTGTACAGGGCACTCCAGGCCGAGGCGGCCCGGAAGGCCCGGGAGCGGAAGAAGGCCGAGCAGGACCCGCTGTCAGTCTTCAACCTCTAGCACTGCCGGCAGCGGCTCTCCATTGATGCCCGCCTCCTCTTCATATAGCAGGCGGTCAACGTAGTTCCTCTCGGCCAGTCCTTCAGTGAGGTGGCCGAGGGCATGCTGCGGGCTCTTGCCCATGACCTTGCTATAGGTCGCACAGCTTCGCCGGAGGAACTTGGTGCTGCCGGCCAGGCCTGCCCGCTTCACCACCTTGGCCACCCACTGCTGGATGGTGTTGATAGCAGCGAAGTCACCAAAGACCCGGGCCCGCCGCGGCAAGGCCCTACACGCCCGCAAAGCCTCGTCGGTAAAAACCGCAACGTGCGGGCTTGCAGTCTTGCCCTGGATCAGATACAACCTTCGCCCGCGGATTTGCTCCCAGCGGATGGTGTGCAAATCTCCAGCCCGGAGGCCCAGGCAGTAGCCGGCCAAAAACCAGGCGACAAGGAAATCGGACTTCGGTAGGTCACGGAAATGACCGCTCTCTGCTCTAGCCTCGTCCACCAGGCAGCGAATCTCGCTCCGGCTCCAAGCTCTCGGAATCGGTCTGGGCACCTTGACTCGGCGGAATCGCCTGTGTATACAGGTGTTCACTCCGTGCTTGGCTGCGTCGTCCATGACGGTTGTAAGCATTCTGCGGTGGTTGGCGACGGTCTGAGCGGAGAGATGAGTGAGCGCCTGCGTGAGGTAGGCATCGACATTGTCTGCTGTAACAGCCTCCACATTCCACGGCAAGCGGCGGAAAAATACCTCCAACTGCTCCAGGTATCCCGGAGAAGCACCGACTCTGTTAGCGTATTGTTTAGCGTAATCTAGGATAAGCATGGCACACCTTTACTTGCCCCCAAAAAAGGGGTCAGTCAAGAGGGCGGGCAGCTAGCTCAGTTGGCTAGCACAGCCCCTCTTGTGGCGTCCACGCTTATCCCAACAAGGGAGGAAAGCGTGTCAACCACTATCTCAGGCTATACGACTGGCTGCATCGATTCCAGCAGCGGGACGAAGCTGCTCTTGGACCAAGAGTCCATTGACCTTGCCTACCGTCAGGACGACGGGCACGTCACCCGCAGCACAGCCCACTCAGTCTTCAAGAACGGCGGGCTGGGGCAGGAAATGCTGGACAGCGGGGAACGCCTGTTCACCGGCAACCAGGCTACTGACTTTGGCTCCCTGGTTGACGGGGCGATCCCCATGTTGGTCTGCGGGGTCGACTGGGAATCTCGGTACGTCTCGCCGCCTGACGAGGTCCTGAGCAACGGGGCAAGGCGTGGAAAGGCGTACACCGAATGGAAGGACTCCATCGGTAATGCGATGGAAATCTCCCGCTCCGACGCCTGGAAGCTCCGCCACATCGTTGCCAACGTGATGGGCAACCGGGCCGCCCGGGAGATCATCGAAGCCACAGAGGACTGCCAGGCCGCCTTCCGCCACACGGACGCCGCCGGCCACAAGCGGAAGGCTCTGGCTGACGGGGTGACGCCCGACTACCTGTGGGACTTCAAGACGACCAGCAGCACCTGGTCGCAGCTTTACCGATCCTGCATCGACTACGGCTACCTCTGGCAAGCCGCGTGGTACGTCGATGCTGCCATGGCCTGCGGCTGGCCCGACCACCAACTGAAGTTTGTCTTTGCTCAGAGTACGCCCCCGTTTGCGGTGAGGGTGTACACGCTCCCAGAGGACCTGGTGCAGCGGGCGAGGCTGGAGATTGCGGTCACGCTGGACCAGATGGCCCTGCGGAGGGAGCTGGGCGTGTATCGCAGTGCGGAGGATGAGGAGGAGATGGAGCTGGAGTTCCCAGCCTGGACTAGAGGAGGACAGAGATGACGATTGCAAGAATGGACTCGGTGCTTGACCACTCGCTCTTTGGGGTGACGAGTTCGACAGAGACCGCAGAGTTGACCGCTGACTTGGCCAAGGCCCAGGCGGAATACCCTGCGATCTCCAAGACCGGCGAGAACAAGTTCGGGAAGTACCACTACCTGACCTACGCGGGAATCTGCGAGGCGCTCAGGGGGCCGCTGACCAAGTACGGTTTGGCCCTGCCTCAGATTGGATTGTCGCACCGCCAGGGCGAGTGGATCGCCACGGGCATTCTCCGCCACAAGAGCGGCCAGTTCATTACCTCGCAGTGCCCGATCTACCTGGGCGTTGACAAGTCTGGCGAGGCGAAGATGGACATGCAGAGCCTTGGGTCGGCGTACACCTACGCCAAGAAATATCTGCTGCTTGGCTTGGTGGGTGGCTGGGCGGAGGAGGACGACGACGGTCAGCGTGTCGCACCCGACAAGAAGGGCGACAAGAGCCTGGAGATCGAACAGGCCGCCAAGCACCAGTTGGACAAGGCAAAGAACAAGGCTGAGGTCAAGAAGATCGTCGGCCTGGTGAAACTCCGGGTGAGTGAGAAGGTTTGCTCGCCCGGCGTATTGGACCGAGTGGAGGCCTATGCGGCCAATATAGAAGGAGGACGAGATGGCAAGTCTGAATAGCTGTGCGTTCACTGGCAACCTGACCCGTGACGCCGAGAGCAAGGTGGTTGGAGAGAACGAAGTCGCTTCGTTCCGCATTGCGGTCAATGGCCGGCGGGACGAGACGCTCTACATCTCCTGCGACATGTGGCGACCTGGTGGGGTGACGGAGTACCTCACCCGCGGCAAGCAGGTTGCCGTGAGCGGCGAACTGAAGTGCCGCCAGTATGAGAAGGACGGCCAGCAAAAGGAGTACTGGTCGCTGGACGTTCGGAATCTTGCCCTGCTTGGAGGCGGGGTCAGGGAGGAAGCCGAGATCCCGGCGTTCTGAAGGAGTGGCTGAACGGATTGCGTCCCCCGGGGTCCAAGGAGGGCCCCGGGGGGCACAGCCATGGAGAGGCTGATGAAGGCGAGAGACTACCAGCAGGAATGCTGCGACCGGCTCATTGATGCAATGGCAGTTGGTCACAGGTGGATTCTTTGCACGCTGTTCACCGGGGCTGGGAAGACCGTGATCTTCTCGCTCCTGGCCAAGATGCTGTGCAACAGCAAGATTCTAATCATCGCCCCCATGCGGGAGCTTGTCTGGCAGGCAGCCGACACCGCCGACAGGGTGACGGGCGAGTACACGGACGTTGAGATGGCCGGTGCCTGGGGCCAGGACGGCAGGGTCACTGTGGCTTCCGCCCAGACTCTCCTGCGGGGGAGGTATAAGCGATTCCTGGGTGTGCGTGTCATCATCATCGATGAGTGCCACACCCAGTTCAGCCCGGCCTTCCTGGCCATGCTGCGGGAGTTTGTGGAGGCTGGCGGCTATGTGATCGGCTTCACCGCCACGCCCTTCCGCATGGACGGCAAGCCGCTGATGGAGGTCTATGAGCATGAGGCCTTCCATATGGCGGCCGAGGAAGGGATCGACCAGGGCTGGTGCGTCCCTCCCTTGGCGAAGATTGTCCGCTGCCGGCACTTCAAGATGACTGATGTCAGGGTCACTGGGGGAGACTTCAGTGCCGCCGACCTGGACCTGATCATGGGGGCCGCGAGGCCACTGTCTGAACTGTGCGTGACCATCCAGCGAGAGCGCAGAGGCGCGGCCATCGCCTTCCTCCCCGGTGTTGCCAGCGCCCGCGCTCTCGCTGAGATGGCTCCCAAGTACGGCATCAACGCAGCCTTTGTCTGCGGTGACAAGGCAATACAGCCTGAGGAGGAGCGCAACAGGATCATCGCCCGCTACAGGCAAGGCGACCTGGACCTTCTGTGCAACTGCCAGGTTGCGACCATGGGCTTCGACGCTCCGATCACGGAGACGATCTTCATGGCCAGGCCGACGAAGAGCCTGGTCCTCGCGCTGCAAATCTACGGGAGGGCGATGCGTCCACTGCCTGGGGTGGTGGATGGCCTGGAGACCGCCGAGGAGCGGCGTGCTGCCATAGCCGCCAGCGACAAGCCGCACTTCCGGATCATCGACATCACCGACAGCGTGGCCGACCACCGCCTGGTGACTGCTGTGGACATGTTCGTCAAAGGACCAGAACTCCGGGAGTTCGCCCGTGAGGCTGCCGGCGAGGCCGACGAGCCGATGGACGAGGCCGACCTGCTGGCCCAGGCCGCCGAGAAACTCCGCAGGGCCAAGCTGATCGAAGAGGGGCTGCGGGCGTTACATGGCCAGGCAGAGGCTGAGTTACATGCCGAGGAAGTGAACATCCGCGGCCAGAAGAAGGACATCGCAGATTACAAGGTGCCGCTACGGGGGCGGTACGCGGGCAAGCGAATGAGGGACGTACCAGATGGCTACATCGACTGGGCACTCAGGCAGCCAACCATCCGAGGCTGGCAGCGAGGTTACTTCCGGAGAGAAAAGGAGAGACGCACTGCTCTCCAGCACGCTTGACGAGATCACGCGGCTTCTTCACGTCGAAGAGGCTTTTCCGTTTGTGGAGGAGGAAGAAGATGAGGGAGAGAGAGAGGCTCACCGGCCTGGAATATGGCGAAGAGTTGCGGACTGGTTCCGCGGGCGTGCCGCTCGCACTGGCACCGACTCTGTATCACAGGGTGGTAAAGAACCGTGAGGGGCTGAAGAAGGTGTCGATCCAGATCGGATTGTCAAAGCCTGTCGCCATGCGGATGTCATACATGCTCCGCAAGCACGGCCTGCCTTCACGGGACCGGCTGATCGCCCTGTCACTGGGCTACCCAGAGCGAACATACCGCCACATCGCCGCAGCCTTCGGCGTGAGCGATGAGGTTGTCAGAGACTGCGACTCGCGGATCGACCGCATCCGCAAGGCAGAGCCCCTCTCCAGTGAGTACTGGGAGGACATCCTAGAGACCGATCTAACGCAGGACGAGATTTACGCTCGGGCTGCTGTAGTGAGGAGGCGTAATGAGCTGGCGCAAAGCGGACTTCTTGAAGGTCCTTGGCGAGGCACACCGGGCCGAGAAGCACTGGGTGGAGACCTGTCGGACTGCTGGGGGGGCTGTGGCTCACGGGAAGAAGCTTGTTCTTCCTAACCACAACCCGCGGAAGGACTTCTGCCCCACGCCCGACTGCGTTGGCCTCGTCGCCATAGAAGTCAAGCTGCGCGGACTGAAGTTCACAGGACCAAAGGATTACCCATATGACACAGTGTTCGTAGACGATGAGTCAGGCCTTAAGAACGGACCACAGCCATGGGCTTGGGTCTTCTTGTCCAAGCCAACCGGAGCCTGGTGCTGGATTTCCGCCCTGGACAGAGACGACTCCTGGGAGTTCCAAGACATCTGGGATTCGATGCGAGGGTTCAAGGTCAGCACCCTCGTCGCACCAACCAAGTTCCTGCGACCAGCCGACACCTTGTTGCAGTACCTCTGCACAGAGGACCAACTGCAATGGGTCGATGGCGACATGCAGGCATTCCGCCAGGATGGCGGCGATGGAGAAGGAGATGGAGAGGCTAAGAGCAATCCTAATCTCTAGCTGGGGATACATACCGGAGTAGCGCCATGGACCTACTGCAAAACTACGTCGTCGTCCGCCTGCCGAGGTGGCGGATGGGCGTCACGCTGGACAGTGAGGAAACCTACCAGCGTGACCACGCCGCCATCCAGGTCTGGGCGGCTAATCACAAGGAAGTTCTGGACGAGCATGACATGGCTGCGGTCGCCAGGATCACAGCCACGCAGTTCCCCAGGATTGTCCGCATCCAGATTACCGACGCGGAAAGCGGATGCGGTTACGAACTTCATCCGGCGATACACAGATGAGCGGCTGGCTTATAATCCTGACCGGCTGCGTCTACGCCTTTGTGAGCTTTGAACAGTTCCTTAAGGGCAACGACGCAATGGGCATCGCCTACGCAGGCTATGCCTTTAGTAACATTGGCTTGTGGATGTTGGCGAAGTGATGCTCCAGTTGAATCCGCCGATCCATGTAATGACTCCGATGGGCGAGGGAGACGCCCTGGTAATGATTGACTACGGGCCCCACATTAACACTGTCTGGGGCGTCTGGCTGTTCGATGACGGCCGCTTTAATCACTTCGATAGTAGTGACATCCGGATCATGGGGAATGCCATGTACGGCATCCCTGATCCACAACAACCTGAATAGGGCAGCTCCCGTCCTTATCGGCCAAGGCGAAAGCACAGCCGGGAGCAATGGATGGCTCACGCCCCGTCACGCTGACGACTCCAGGCGGGGGAACAACGGAGCCACGCGGTGACAGGGTTGAATCTGGGTGACCGCGCAAAACAACCATCCCAGAAGTACGGTCCAGCCTGGCTCCGACAGGATTGACCGTCTGACTTCCTGCTTTTGCAGGGAGTCGGTCTGCCTTCACCAACAGGATTGACGTGCCAGTGGCAAGGATGAACAAGCGAGAGCAGGCGGAATGCTGGGAGTGGGCACAGGAACACCTCTCCTGCGCCATCTGCTGGTGGCCTCAGAGCGATGGCCGGCGTGACCTGCACGTCCACCACATCATGTCCGGCTCCGCCCGCAAGCATGATGTCAGAAATTACTGCCGAATCTGCTCTCGCTGCCATGACGTTCTCCATGCCGGCAAGGTAGCGGGAAACTTCCCCCCGATATACAATAGTACAGTGCTGTGGGCGAAGCAGCAGAGCGATCCCGAAAACTATGACCCGGTGTACCTGGCCTCGCTGCGGCACAAGAAGCACCTGGGTTATTAGCCAGAGGAGCCAGACGAATGGTATCTGCTGGAACGCCAGACGAATCTGACTTCCGGGAGGAAACCCTGATGGAGGTCCTCGCGGAGTTGAACCCTGATGCCATGGCCGCCGATGGGTTTGAAGACGCCGCCATCGGCTACACGCTGAACCCCTTCCATCGGCATGTCCTGGTCTACGACGCCGACCACTGCCTGGAAATCCTGGAGCAGGACGGCATGTCTCCTGAGGAGGCCGTGGAGTGGTTTGAATACAACACGCTGGGTGCCTATGTCGGGCCCGATGGCCCCCTGTTTGTGAGGGTCCTGTGAACCAGCGGGAGAAGGGAAAACGCGGCGAGCGCCAGGCTGCGGAGGCGATCCGCTCTGCCCTTGGAATCTCCGCCCGGCGGGCCCAGCAGTTCTCCGGCGAAGGCTCGGCCGACCTGGCGGTGGACGCTGATGGCGTCCATTGGGAGGTGAAGTTTGTGGAGCGAGAGAGCGTCCGTGCCTGGATGCGGCAGGCCATCCGTGACGCCCAGGGCAATGTACCTGTGGTCCTGCACCGAAAGACCAAAGAGCCGTGGTTGCTGACGGTGCCCTTGGAGCGGGCGTATGAACTGTTCATCCGACTGGAGGAAGCGCGTGGTCCAGAGGTTCCGGCGGTGGGCGAACCGGAGGTTCCCGGTTCCGTTCCCCCTCCGGTACTACCTGAGGAGCCCTGACAAGCTCCCGGAGATGCACGGCTACTTTGACTTCGACGAAGACGAGCAGAGAGGAATGATTGTCCTGGCTAACACGTCTAGCCTGGACGTATTGGTTGACACCCTGTGTGAGGAGCTAGCACATGCCAGGACTGCCCACCTTTGTGACGGGGAGGAAGACCCCCACCACCCCACCTTCTGGGCCGAATACGGAAGGATCGTCAACGCCGCCAGAGAGCGGACCTGGTGATCCTTACCGGGCGATCTGTGATGAGTTGTACGCCCTGCTAACGCGGAAGCGTGGCTACTACGGATGCGGAGAGGACCCGCTGGAGAACGCCCTGGGCGTGAAGGACGACGGCATCGATCCGACCCGTTATCAGGTCGCCAGGATCGGTGAGAAAACCCGCCGGCTGAGGGCGCTTGAAGAGACAATATCTATCCAGAAGACACTCTTGGATATAGCCGGCCATGCGGTGGTCGCCGTGGCCTGCGAGAGGAGAAAGAATGTACGCAGATGCCCCCCTTGCAAAGGCAAGTGACTCCCAGTTCTTTGGGCCGAAAGTCCTTGTGTTCCTGGACGCTGCCGCCGAGAAGGCCAAGGACGGCCTTACCTGGTCGGAGTTTGGCGAGTTGATGCTGGCCCTGGTCCGGCTGTCCATCACCACCCTGGACGCCGTCAACCAGATGACCGGGGCGGAGAAGAAGGAGATGGTGGTGGAGGCGGTGGCGGCTCTCTTCGACCGCCTTGCGGACAAGGCCATTCCGCCAGTGGTCTGGCCGGTCTGGCTCCTGGCTAAGCCGTCCATCCGGGCCCTGATTCTGTCGCTCACGGCTGGTGCGGTGGAGGTCCTTCTTCCGATGGTGCGCTCATGATGACGATCATCCTGCTGCTGCTGGCCGGCGTGGCGTTAGCCTGGCCCTGGATCAAAGCGAACTACCATGAGTTCAAAGCACCGGACTCTCGCCATCTTGCGGCAGTTGCCCTGCTGGCTGCGGCGGTCTGGTCCTACGCAGGCCGGTCTCCGGCCCCCACTCCTCCGCCGCCGGTCGGGTTCAACCTGACTGGGAAGTTCGTCGGGCCGGACGCTTCGGAGGATGCCGCTCTAGTGGCCGCTCTCTGTGCGGAGTTAGCGAACGAACTGGAATGGGACATGGCCCAGGCGGAGCCGCTCCTGGTCTCCGGGATGGCGTTCGATGAACTCCGGATCAGAACCAGGAAGCTCCTCTGCAAGGGCGAGAGCCTTGGCGAGAAGCATCCCCTGGCCAGGGATGCCATCGGTGCTTACCTGGATTCCCACGCTGGCACATCTGGCGGGCCCATGGACGACGAGACCAAGCGGAAGTGGATCGCTGCTTACCGTGAGGTTGCCACGGCAGCGGAGTCCGCCCGGTGAAGCCGCATCCGTTCCGACTCTTCCTGGCGGTGGCCGTTGTCTCATTGGCGGTCCTCCTGGCTCTCCCCAAGAAGGGGATGCCGACTGGCTATGTGCCTGACCCGGTGGGTGTGCAGATATTCCTGCGCTCACTGGACCAGCCGTACTTCGCCCAGGCTGGTGCGGATGCCATGGCCAAGGCAACGCACAAGGACACCTTCCTCTACCGCCACATGGACCAGGCCCACCAGGCCCGCTATGGGACGCCGTTCAAAGTTGCCAGGCAGGGCATTGGAGACTGCGTGTCATGGGGAGCTATGCACGCTGTGTACTGTGCCGAGAGCGTAGACTGGACCCAGGGCCAGCGTGCCGACCCGCCCCTCCTGCCTGCCTCTGAGCCAATCTACGGCGGAGCCCGCGTAGAAGCCAGAGGGAAGCCAGGCGACGGTGCCCGCCCGGTCGGCGGGTACAGCGATGGTGCCACGGGCTGGGGTGCTGCCAAGTGGCTGAAGGACTGGGGGGTTGTCTACCGGGAGCCCGTAGTTGGGCGGGACCTGACCACCTACTCTGCAAGCAGGGCGAAAGAGTACGGAGCCTACGGATGCGGCGGGCAGGGCGACAACGGCAAGATGGATGCTGAGGCCAAGAAGCATCCCTGCAAGCATGTCGTTGCAGTGAAGACCTGGGAAGAGCTGGTCGCAGCGGTGACCAGCGGCTACCCCGTGACCATCGCATCCAGTGTTGGCTTCAATACCACCAGGGACAGTGATGGCTACTGCCGTCGCTCTGGGGTATGGATGCACCAGATGTGCATCATCGGCCTGAGGTTCCAAGAGAACGGCAGCCCCCGTGATGGTGCGCTGATCATCAATAGCTGGGGCAACTATGTAGGGGGTGGCAAGTGGCCAGCCGACATGCCAGATGGATGTTTTTGGGCAGAGAAGAAGGACGTTGAATCGATACTAGGACAGGGTGACTCGTATGCAATCGGCTCAATCGACGGTTTCGACTTCCGGGAATTGGATAATGGCGGCTGGCTCGCACAATAACCGGCCCGTCATCATCGCTTTAGTGGTCGGCCTAGCGGTCGGATGGTTTGTGTTTGCCGGCTCGGCTACCACGCCGCCCCGCAAAGACGACCGGCCCTTCCTGAAGTGGGTGGCCCGTGCCGCCAAGAACCTGCTTTGGATTGCCTTGGTTGCGGAGGACCCGCCGGAAGAGTTGCAGCCGGTGAAGTCGGAGGTTGGTGCAGACGGCTATGTCATGGTTGACCACACGCGGGGGTGGTGAGATGTGGCGTTTATTCATCTGGTTCCTGACTTGGTTGTCGGCTGATCCCAATGACCTGGACATTGCACACGCCCGCTCGGCAGCGGCTATCTCTGCTGCTCGGGCCAGCATGAGCCCCACGCGGGGATGCTGCGGGGAGTGCGAGAGCGGCGTGATCACTCACCCTGACGGGACCACCAGCATCTGCCCTTGCCCGGAGGACTGCGCGTGCAAGGAGTGCAAGGAGTGCGCAATCGACTGACGCAACGCCTGATGCGGGTCACCGCCACGGACGGTGAAGAGTATTGGGTCTACCAGTATGAGCCGGAAGACTGGCGGCTGGCTGTCCGCAGGGTGATGAAGGACAGGCGGCGCAAGAAACTGCCGGTCATGGCGGCGGCGGGCCTGATCAAGATCATTGTCGAAGAGGCGGACGAGTGAAGCGATTGACCAAGAAGCAGCAGGCCCTGGTGACTGAGTACCAGGAGATGGTCCTGGTGATCGCCCGCTACTTCGTTCAGAATCGTCCGGGCTGGCAGCGGGCCGCACTGATACCTGACCTGGAAGGCGAGGGGTATTTAGCTCTCTGCAAGGCCGCCCGCACTTACAACAAGGACAAGCTGCCCTACCCCAAGAGGTACTTCGCCCAGGCCATCCTCAATGCGATGCTTAAGTCCATCCGGAAGATGACCCGCTCTCCCGGGGAGAGAGTGGGCATGGCCATGGCTGAGGCGGAGACCGCCACTACCGATGAGAGGGATGACCTGTCGGAAGCCATCGCTGGGATGGAAGAGCGGGACAAGGCCATGGCTGTGTGCAGGTTTGTCCGCAAGCGACGGATCACCGACCTTGCGGACGAGTTCAACCTGAACGTCAGGTCGGCGTCCCTTGCTTCCCGGCGGATAGCAAAGCAGCTCTTGGAGCGACTGGGAATCCTAGACGAGCTGCCTGACACAGCGCATGGACCTCGGAGACGGAGTACCAAACGCCCTTCCCCGTGTCAGTCCACTTCTTCCCCGGCTTCACTGTCCGATCCTTCGCAAGAATCCAAGCGATGTCACGGTAAGACTTGCCCTGCTCCTTCAGGTCAAGGACGCGGAAGGCGATCTCTCTCTCAGAATCCAGAGGTTCAAAGCGAGCATCCCGGCCGCGGCCAACCTTCTGCCACCCGAAGGGCCGCGCGCCCCCGTAAGGACGGCCCTGCTTCTTCAGGTAGGCAGCGATCTCCCGGGTCCGCTGGCCGGTCATCGCCCGTTCAAACTCAGCGAAAGAAGCCAACTGGTGGAAAAACATCCGGCCGGCGGGGGTAGCCAGGTCGATGCCCAGGTCCAGGATCACGCACCGGACCTGTCTCTCCTGCCAGGTGTTGACAGTCTCCGCTGCGTCTAGGACGCTGCGGAACACACGGTCCACCTTGCAGAAGACCACCGTGTCGCCGGGGTCCAGGGCGTCCCAGAGGATTTTCCCTTGGGGCCGGAGCCGGAGGGGAACGGAGCCTGACACATCCTCGTCAACGAAGATGCCGGCCAGCCGCACTCCCTCCTTCTCCGCAAACTCCCTGATCCGCTGCTCCTGATTCTCCAGCGAGTTGTCCTGGGCATCAGTGGATACCCGGGCGTAGCCGTAGCAGTTCATTGTTCGGCACTCCAGGAGGCTGCGTAGAAGATGAGGAACAGGACAGACGTTCCAATGAGGAAGTCAATCATCTTTCCAGAGACCTTTCTTGCGGAGGAAATCCATGGCCCGTCGCTCGCCCTCTTCCTTCACCTCTTGCGAGGGCGGCACATAGCCGTCAGGAAGAACTGCGCCCCCCATTAGCTCCCAGCCATCCGGGACAGGAACGTCCGCATGGCTGGGGTTGGGGCCATCTAGGTATTCCTCCATCAGAGTGAACACCCTGTCTGCATCGGCCCAGGTGCATTCCGATGGTTCGCCGTCAAGTTGATACTTGACTCCCTCCAGCTTGACGGGCACGGTGTAACACCGCACCGTGAATGGTTCGCCTGGTTGTTTAAGCACATAAATCTGCAACATGTCTACCTCATGGTGATAAGTTGGGAGCGTCGGAGAATGTCACGCACGGACATCTTAATCCTCTTGCGATGCCCCTTCTTTGTCCGGATGCCTCGCAGCACGGACACGGCGGACTCATGTCCGACAGAGCCAAAGCCTTCCGCCACATATTCTACCCACAGCAGGGTCAGGGCAGCTAGGAAGACGTTAGGGTAGCCCTTGTCACTGTGCTGAACATCGTCCTGCTCATCCAGCAGCGGGAGAATCCGCTTATTCATCTCATCTGCTAGGCGGAAAGCGGTTTCATATGGGCAGTCAGCGGGATTAATCGTCATCTCGCACCTCATCTAGGTCGCTGGTCAGAACTTTCAAGACTTCACACGCCAGGGCAACTTCGGCCACAGCGTACTCCTCCATGTCATGTCGCATCGACGATTCGATGTCCCGCTGAACAGCACGCCGCAGGTAATGGAGTTCGTTGGGATTAAGTGTAAGCCTCATCTCAGCCTCCTACTGTGATGGTGAAGTGAAGCGGGGCCTGGACGACAGGCCCGGACAGCCGCAGGACAGGCTTGGCGGCTCGCCTCCGGGTGACCTTCAGCGGTGGCAGGGCGATGCCCCGCTTCATCAGCCGATGCTTTCTGCCGGACACCACGCCAAGCGTCACGCCCAGCAGTTGGGCGAACTCCTCCATGGTCAGGCCAGCGTCACGGGCCTCCATGTAATCCTTGCAGAACTTAGACACGTCGAATCGCAGGGCTTTCATGCTCATCTCCTTGCAAGAAAAAGAAAGTGGCGGGGGGGCTTGGGCTCCCCCCCACCACACGGCTGGACGGCAACGCACCGCACAGCCGTCAGGGATCAGACTGCCAGCAACTTGCTGCCGACCTCGGCATCGACCACGCCGTGCAGACGCATGGTCCGCTGCGGCAGGTTGCCGTACTTCTTCAGCACCTCCGTGCAGGCGTTGAAGTAACTCCACAGCGTAGGCTCGGAGAACTCCGGGTGGCTGGGCGAGTCATACTCGTTCAGCACCTCAGAGATCGCCCGTGCCGGCA